GCCGGAATCGTAGTAAGGGAAGTTGATTTAACCTCTGGTAGAGTCCAACCAGCTTCCAATAAGATTGGGGCAATTGTTGCGCCTTTCGCAAAGGGACCTGTAGATTCACCAACTTTAGTGGAGAATGAAAATGATCTGCTGAATAATTTTGGCGAACCTTACTCTACAGATAAGCAATATGAAAGTTGGATGGTCGCCTCTTCATATCTTGCTTATGGTGGATCACTACAAGTAGTCAGAGCAGATGATACTGACATCAAAAATGCTTTTGTAGGAACTGCAAGTAGCGTTAAGATTAAGAGTTTAGATCATTATGAGGAATTAGGATACGACGAAAATACTATCACTGGTGTTACTGTAGCGGCAAGAAATCCTGGTTCTTGGGCAAACGGGATTAAAGTTGCGATTATTGACTCCAAGGCAGATCAAATTTTAAGCGGAGTTTCAACTAGTGCTGGAGTTCCGGTTATTCAAGTTGGATATGGAGTAACACAATCCCTTTCCGGTAAAGTAGATTCCACCTCTGGAACTTCAGTATCTTTAAATGATTCATATTTGAAGGGAATTATTACCGGAATTTCAACCACTACCGGTTCTAGAGATGTTTTTGTTAAGATTTTAAGTCGCGTATCGGCAGCAGGTACAGAAACCATCGTTGATTATCAGCAAGATGGAACTTATTGTTTCACCGAAACTGGTTCTATTAATGTTGTAAATAACTCCGGTACTGGAGTTGGATCTACAACTTATACATCTGAAATTGATTGGTTTAGTCAGCAAAATATTACCCTCACCAACTCCAACATTCAGTGGAATAATTTAGCACCCGCACCAGGAACTTCGGCATTCGCAGAACCAAGAGGATCTAGATTTGATGAAGTTCACGTTGTAGTTATTGATGATTTAGGAACTGTTACTGGTAATGCCGGAACAATTCTTGAGAAGCACTTAGGTCTTTCTAAGGCAACTGATGCCGAGTTTTCTGCTGGAAGTACTTCCTATTGGAGAAAGTATATTGCCGCCGGTTCTGCAACCATCTTTGCTGGTGGTGCCCCAGTTGGACTTACCACAACAGGATTTGATGCAGGTCAGTTCGATCTAACAACTGATAATGGATGGGATCAACCAGCAGAAAATGTTATTTTTGGTACTGCAGGTTCTAATACTTATACTCTAAGTGGTGGTTTAAATTATGATGGAACTTCATCTCTCACATCTTCAGGATCTCTCACTGCAACTTTAGCGGAATTGAAAGACGGATATTCCTTATTTGAAAATACTGAAGAAATTAAAGTAGATTTCCTATTGATGGGATCTGCTAGTTATCAAAAGGAAACCGCACAAGAACTGGCAAATAAAATAATCTCGGTTGCCGAACTTAGAAAGGATGGAATTGCCTTTATTACACCATATAGAGGTTCTGCTCTTACTGATACAACCATAGAAACTGAGGTTACGATTAGAGACTCTATTGATATTACAAATAATGTAATTAGTTTCTTCTCTCCTATAGCATCTTCGTCTTATGCAGTATTTGATTCTGGGTACAAGTATATGTACGATAGATTTGCAAATACTTACAGATATGCCCCTCTAAATGGTGATATTGCCGGTCTGTGTGCTCGTAATGATATTAATTATTTTCCTTGGTATTCCCCAGCAGGAACTGCAAGAGGTTCTATCTTAAATGCAGTCAAACTTGCTTATACGCCAAGTAAGTCTCAGAGAGATCGTCTCTACACTAATAGAATCAATCCAATTATCTTCTCACCAGGAGCAGGTATTATTCTGTTCGGTGATAAGACTGGGTTGGGAAGAACTTCGGCATTTGATCGTATTAACGTTCGTAGACTCTTCATCTACCTTGAGGATGCAATTTCCCGTGCTGCTAAAGATGTACTGTTTGAGTTTAACGATGAAATTACAAGAACTAATTTTGTAAATACAATCGAACCATTCTTGCGTGATGTTCAGGCAAAGAGAGGTATCTTTGATTATGTTGTAATTGCTGATGAAACCAATAACACCGCAGCAGTTATTGATGCTAATGAGTTTAGAGCAGACATCTACATTAAACCAGCAAGATCGATTAACTTCATCGGTCTTACCTTTATTGCCACCAAGACTGGTGTTGATTTTGAAGAAGTAATCGGCAACTTTTAATTAACAGAGGTTAAAAACTATGGCAACCAGAAATCAATTAAATCCACCTCCTTTAAGGAAGATTACAGACTTCAAGAGTAAACTGTCTGGTGGTGGTGCTAGAAGTAACCTCTTTGAGGTTGTTCTTTCTTTCCCAGAATCTGCTCCTGCTGACACTAATGTTCTAGACAAGTCTAGATTTTTAGTAAAAACTGCGGCACTCCCAGGATCGACGGTAACTCCATTAGAAGTTGCCTTTAGAGGAAGAACTCTAAAATTAGCAG